CGGATGAGTTTCTGAATAGTATGAGGGTTCTGGGGCATACACCTGAGGTAGAAGCGCTGCTCAGGGCTTGGGGGTGGGATGAGGATACAATGAAGGAGTACTTCAGTGAGTACAGGCCCTGGGTTCTTCCCAGTTGGGCGCAATGGATTGTTAAAAAGGCTGGCGGTGCAGAAGACGAGAAGCATCGGTGGCCTACAATGATACAGAAAGCTTTAGGCGGTGAGTCTGGCCAGGGTGGTGTACTTGGGGCGATTAACTGGGTAGGTGCACCCTGGAGAACTCTACAGTCTGCCATGATGTTACAGATGCACTATAACAAGACGAAAGAGTTGATGAGTGGGCCAGACTTCGATGAGACCGCCGATGAGTTTAAAAGGTTAATAGACTCTTCTCTTGCAAACCCCCTCATTATCTTTGATGACCACTTTCAGGAAGTAGCGGAAAGATATGCCGAGGGGTCAATCTCTGGCTTCTGGAGGACTTATTGGGACTTCACTAACCCTGTGTGGTTTATAACCGCAGGTGGGGGGTTAGGTTTAGCCGCCAATATGACAGCAAAGATACCCCTTTTAGGGACATCTCTTAAGGGTGCTGCCGCAGCGATGAAGATGACAGAGGGCGCTCCGGGGTGGCTAATAGGGAAGTCGTTAGGTTATTTTGTAAAGCAGGGTGCTCATATATCTAAACCTGTTGTTAAGAAGGTTATTAATACCACAAAGAACTTTACAGATGATGATATTCTTATCCCGTTTGCAGAGCGGGTAGATAAACTTCTGGTAGATACTTACCAGAGAACTGTGCTTTATAGGATAGCTAATGCTCCTGCCATCGGCAAGTTTACCAAGCCTGTTATACAGGCAACATTTGGTAAAGATATACTTGTTAAGAAAGCGAGTGAGGCGACAGAGCATATAGTGGGTAAGGCTGCTATCGGGTATGGCAGTATTCTGAGAACAGGGCAACAGATGGCCCACCTTGGCGCACAAAGGTTGCATGCCATTAAGGGTGTCGGTATGAAGCCGCTAAAGTATTTCGGCTTTAAGGTTTCCACCCAGGGAAGCGTAACCTCCCAAAGGATGCTAAGGAGGTTAAAACCGCAATATAAGGGCGAGGCCAACGCAGGTACTCTGGAGCATATCTTCACACACCCTGAGAAGTATAGATGGAAGGGTCTTGAGCAGGGGGAGATATATATAAAAGAGTTTATGGACATAATGGATGCGACCCTTAACTTCCTTAGGAGGCATGGCTGTGAGCCTGAGCATCTCCTTGAAGATTATATGCACCGTGTCGTGCTAGGGAAACTTGATGAGTCGGGCAAGCTTATTAAACCAAGAGGAGCATCGGGCAAGATGGCTTCTTTGAGCGGTAAGGTATCAAGTCAACTGCACCGCAAAGCATACGAAACGATAGATGGTGTTAAGTATAGTGTTGTCTATAGTAACGACCCTCTTGTAGCACTGACATCCTATATTGAAGAAGCTTATATGATCGTTGCTAAAAAACAGTACATAGATTATCTAAGTGCAGAGCTTGCAAGGGTTGGTAAGGCAGGGCAGACCCCCAAGGAGATACTCGCATCACAGGGTAGAAAGATGCCTGCTTCAACAACGAAAAAACGACCCTGGCAGATGACTAAAGATGAGTATACCCGGCAAGGGCTACCTGATGAATTAAATGAGTTGTTCTTTCATCCTGCTAGGACGCAAGGTTTTGAAAAGTCTGCTGCTGCTGATATATTAGGCTATCTTACTAAAACACGGGATTTATTTAAAAGACAGTTTAAAATTAATCGCAAATGGACTTTTGATGAGGCCGGATACCCTGTTATGAAAAAAGGGTGGGAGGGTGGTAAGGGTTTAACAACTAAAGAAAAAGCACTCCTTGAACTAGATGAGCTTGTTCGTGAGGCTGAAGCAGGTATGATAGGTAAAGAGCGGGAGGCGGCTCTTCTTGCAGACAAAACATTAACTTGGCTACACCAGGATGTACTATCGGAAATGGCAGCTGTAACAGCACAAGGGAAGCGGGCTGCCGCTGTCCCACTAAAAATGGCTGAGGCAGAGCATAAGCGTCTAGTTCAAGAAGCAGTCAAGAGGGGGGAGGAGATACCCGCCGAGGTATTACTCGATTACCCTAAATTAAAGGGTGCAAAGGTACAAACTTCAGCAGCAGAGTTGTTACAAAAAGAGTGGGATTACCTTGTTCAACAGGTTACAACGCCAGAGGGTCGGAAGTTGATGACTCTCAGTGTAGTAAGGGCCGGGGAGTTAGCGGAAGCCAAGGGCTTCTTGGGGGCTATAAATCGTGCTATGCGGGGTGAGATTTTACCAGGGCAAACCTTAAAGGCTATAGAACGGAGATTCCCCGAGATAGGGCAGAGGCTCAGGAAACTCATAAGGGATAGAAAGGCAGCTGTTAAGAGGGAAGCGGTTGCTGCTAGTAAAGCACAGGGCGCGTATCCAACACAGCAGGTTAAAAGAACTGTAGCTTCAGTAAATAAAGAGATAGAGGTTCTTAAAACAGAGATAAAAGATATCGTTAAATCAAGAAGTACCTCTTATCACGATGCTAAGTCCGAGGTTGCTTACAGGATGGAGCAGGTAAGGCAAGCGGGTATCGGCAAGGGGTGGAAGGATGGGAAGATATTTGATCAGGAGTTTATAGACGCTTTTAATCTTCACTTTGGTTATCAGCATGGGAACTGGGGACTCAAGATTGTCGAAGATATAGCGGCTGTTATGAGGACTGCTACGGCAGCACTCGATGCCTCCTTTATGGCTATACAGGGTATGCCTTCTTGGGGATTCTGCCATGCTTATATGCTAAAACACCCTAAAGACGGCGCTATTATGATGGCAGGGTGGTACAAGGCATTCGCTTATGGTATAACTGCTTTGTTTGACCCTAGTGTTGTTAGTAGGTATATGGTAAAACATAGGGTAAGCGTTAAACAGAGGTTAAACGCAAATGGTACTATCGGCACTATTGATTTCTTTGAGGCTACAAAAGCAACAACAGGCTTGGGTGGTTACTTCGCCAGATTTTCAAGGAAGATACCCGGTAAGCCTTACCAGAGGGCGGAGGCAGCGTTTATGGGCTCCGGCGAGATTGTCAGGAATGAGATGTGGAAGGTGCTAGCACCTAAAGCCCTTAAGGAAGGCAAAGAGTATGAGCTTGCGAGGTTCTTGGATAGGATAACAGGGCTTACAGACTCGGCAGCTCAGGGAGTTCCACTTACAATGAGGCAGCTTGAGTCGGCGTTCATCTGGTTCGCTCCAAACTACACAAGGGCTTGCCTTACCGTGTTAGCTGACGTATTCAGGGGTGGATATACGGGTAAAATGGCAAGGGATGCCATGGGCGGCATGATAGGTGCCGGTGCTATTTATTTCTCTGCAACCCAGTATTCCATAGCAATGCTCTCAGGCAAGTCGCATGAAGAGGCGGTTAATGATGTTTTGGCTGGCTTCTGTGTAGTGCAAGATCCCAGAAGCGGGGAGTGGAGTTGGAAGCCGAGTGCTAAGTTTATGGCGCTAAAGATTGGGAATCAGCATTACAGTGTTGGGGGATTCTGGTATGGTTTTTATAGACTTTTCGGTAATCTTATGGAAACTATTATTGATGAAGATAAAAGGGTTAATTTATGGACATTCATAAAGGACGGCAGGCCAAATACGGATAACCCTATGATATACTGGTGGTACTCCAGGTCTTCAATGTGTACGCATGGGGCTTTTGATTTAGCAACTGGTAGGAACTTTTTTGGTGAGCCTATAGAGTCACCACAGCAGTATGCAGAGTACATATTAACCCGTTTTGAGCCTATATGGATGAGAGAGGGTTTAAACTGGATGATACCCGGCATGGCAACCGACTACTATGTGCCGGAGAGTATGCTGGATAAGATTATAACTCCGATCGCAGAGGGATTAGGTTTTAGGGTACTTGAAAAATTTTCATGGGGTAAGTTCCATGATGAGGCGAGAGCGATACTATCCAAAAAGCCTGATGAGTTCTTTGAGAAGTATTTCACACCCGAAGAACTACCCGCCGTATTGGAAGCCAGGGATGCTGGTAAGTTGGGTTGGGATTACCTTAATGTTATGGAGGGCATCGGGTGGTCTCCAGCGCAAACGGATTTACTTGGAGCACACGAAGAGCTACTAAGACTTTGCAATGAAGCCAGCGCAGACTCATTTCTTACCAATAACGATTTATATAAAGAGTGGAGGGGGGAGGTTGATGGAGTAGTAACAGACCGCATAGAATTGGTGGATTATGATTGGAATGATCTTCTGGCTGGTGATATTACTACTCAAGAGTGTCGAGAAAAGTGGGGTATTAGTGGTGCGAATTACGGTTTACTCCTTGACCATATAGAGGGTGTGGGTAGGTATGATGACATATATAACTATCTTGAGGATAGGGTAGAGGATAATGTGCCTTATGCCTCAGCTCAAGAGATAGCATTCAGGCAGTATCAATTGGTAATGTTTACCGACTATCTCGATGATAGGGGAGATATTGATTGGGATGCTAGGGATGAAGCGATTGATGAGTATATAAAGGAGTATACCCTTGAGACCTACGAGCTTATAAGAGATAGTTACGCTGATGCTCAACTCCTTGAAGACATAAATGGCAATGTAATGAATAAGTATCACGTTGAACTCTCTGTCTGGAAGGAAGAGTTGGGCAGGGACTACTGGGACTTACCATATAAACCACTTACACAGATAGATGATATAGAGGATGTCCCCGATGAGTATCTTAGGAATTGGGAAGCGTATCAAAAGCTGGAGACCGATGAGGAGAGGGAGCAATTCTTAATAGGTAACCCTGATTTTGATAAGGATTGGAGGGGGGAGTTCAGGGCGAATAACCCTGAGGCGGATGCTAGGCTTGCGATGTGGGGATACCCCGGTCAGCTTCAGACATGGGAAGCCTATAACATAGTGGCTGCATGGAGTAGGGAGTCAGGGGTAAAGCTTGCACAGATGGGCTTAGGCCTCCCCAAAAGGGATGTTCTTGAGGATTACTTCGGGTATAACGAGCAGGTAAGAGACCTCAGTGGCAATAGCGCCGAAGCTAGGCTCTACAGGCTGGAACACCCTGACTTCGATATATGGATTAGAAGTGAGGATGGGCCCGGGTTAGAGATGATTGAGGAATCCATTGGGGCTCTTAGAGTATCCGTAGAGTGGAGAGAGCAAGATAAGCAATGGGATGATATAACTGGTGGGTCTGTGGAGTGGAGGGCAGCGGAGAGACAAAAGATACTTGATGCCAAAGAGAATGCCGGCTACGCCGAGGCTAGGCGGGAGAGGGATGCCTGGAAAGAAGGTGTCTCAGAGAAGCTAATACCTGACTATATAGACTGGTACATGAGACAGTCTCCCGCTGGAAAACACATAGGATGGAAGCATGAGTGGGAAGACGACTGGTTCATATTAGAGCATAAAGAGTTCTATGACGAAATGATTAAATTGGGGCTGTGGATAGAGGATGAAGATGAACCCAGAGATTTCAACCCGGAAACAATGAAGGTTGTAACCAGAGCGGAATACCCATTATGGGAAGAATACCATGACCCGGTACGCACTCCTACTAGTGGCGATGCGAGGGAATGGCTCAGGTATAATAATGATGACCTGGACGCTTGTTTAGTTAGGGTTGAAGGTCTCACACCTATTAAGGATTGGTGGGAGCCTTCGTGGTATAAGGAATACTAATCTACCACCTATTCTAATAAATACAGTGGGTCTAAAAACAACAGTGGGTTTCCAAGGCAATTCTTATAACAACCCTCATCAGTCTCGCACTCGGCTACACTATTGCCATCCATACGCAGGTGATAACAATAAGTGCAGGCATCGTGACACATACTCTCGATTGTGGGTTCCGGGGAGCAGGCAGTATCAAGCCATTGTGGTGCTGTAAAGAATAATGCAATACAAGCAATTGTAATAGTGTTCTTATAAAAGCCTCTCAAAATCACCCCCTGGTGATTTATTTATACCATAAAACAGTGAAAATGTCAAGTTTAACTAAAAAAATGAAGGGGGATTTAATGGCAACGGATACGCAAGACGAGCAGAAGGATGCTCTTCAGGAAACTGGACAGCCTTCTGAAAGCGAAGTTGAGGCGGCTTCGGAAGAAAAGACCTGGACAGGGGACGAGGTACGGTTCATGGCTGAATTACACGCCAGAGACCGCCACAGCGCACTGGATAAAGAGATCAGTGTGCGTGATAAGTATCTCGGGTTAGCTGCTAAAGAGAAGGAGCAGTACGCAAGGTTGGTGGAGGAGAACAAGGCACTACGGGAGACCGAGAGTAAGAGGGTGTCCGATGCGGCGAAGGGTGATGTGGAGCTTTACGATGTCGATGCGATGCGGAGGCAGTTAGATATCGATAAACGGGAGCTTGAGACTTCAAGGGAAGCACATCGCTGGGAGCAGCTTGAGCACCAGGAACTATTTGAGAAGGCTAACGCCCTTTCAGCGCTTGAAGCTCTCGACTCGGTGGTAAAAGAGTTCAGCCTGACCAATGAGCAGAAAGACCAGCTATTTCAGTTGGGGGCAAAGACCCCGGAAGAGATGAAGATCTATGCTCAGAACTTTGCAAAGATAAATGCCCAGGCAAAACCCGCAACCCCTAAACCTGACTCTGGCGTAAGCACCAGTGGAGGCTCAAGCACATGGGAGAAAGCCAAAGAGAATTACGCTAAGGGGAAGATTACTACAGAAGCCTATCTGGAGGCGAAAAAGAAATACGAAAAATAATAAAGGAGGTAATAGATGGCTATTACAACTACTGGCAGTAGTGAGTACGCAAATATCAGTAATACCATCATAGCTGCGGCTCGTTACACGGAAGAGGTACAGAACGTCATGCGTGGTTTGGTGACCAACTTCACCATGCCACAGGGCGCAAACACTTACCGCGTACCGAGGTTTGGGACACTCGATGCTACGGCTCTTACCGAGGGCGTTGACATAACTGATTCCGAAGACCTGACGATCTCTTACAGCGACTTCACCACATCTGAGGCTGGCCTAAAGGTCATTCTCACCGACAAGATGATGAGGGAAGTCACTGAGAGTATGCTGGCGGCTTGCGGTAAGGTTATGGGCGCTGCTATTGCACGCCACATCGATAAGGCTCTACTTGCGCTATTTGATGCGTTTACTACAAACACATTGGGTGCGGCTGGTAAGAAGATGGATGAGGAGGTTATTGCAGGGGCGATTCACATTCTGGTGGGTAGCCTTGCAACACGGCCTTACGCTATCGTCCACCATCCCTATGCCTATGACAACTTCGTTAAGTCTGTGGCTGTTGCGGCTGTAAGCCAGTCGTATCCGAGTGGTACGGCAGAGCAGCTTGTAAAAGACCACTTCTTGATGAACCTCAAGATGTACGGGGTTGACCTATGGCATGATGCCAACCTGACTGTGGATGCTGCTAATGACACCAAGGGTGCAGCCTTCTCTAAGGAAGCGTTGTGCTTAACGATGGCATTAGAGCCAAGGTCGGCGATGACGAGGGATGAATCCCGCCGGGGCGTAGAGCTTGTCCATGTGGTGGACTACGGCGTAGCAGAGCTAGTGGATAGCTACGGTGTGGAGCTCTACTTCGCTGCCGACAAACCTGCACCTGTGGGTGACTGATAAATAGGGGGTTGTATGCAAGTTCAGATTAGCCCGGAGTTAACACAGCAAGGGGTTGGGCTAGAACCACTAAAGGGGCTTTACAGCCCCCCGATGGGATACTTCTTAAAGCCCAATGGAGAGGTCGGGCTGTTGCCAGCCGACCCATCCAGGCAAGACTACTACAAATGGAAGGGCTTTAAGTTCTTGGGTTTTAAAAATGAGGTCGATATAGGACAGATAAATGACAAGCTCAAGAGGGAGAAGACAAGGCAACAAAAGAAAAAGAATAAAGGAGGGAAAATATGAGTTTCCCAAGAGCTTCAACTTGTGACATCTGGGTTTCGCCACAAGGAGAGGATGTTGGCACTGGGAGCGTCATGGAGCCTTACAAAACTATAGCTAAGGCACTTTCGATGGTTACATCCACTCGTAAAAACATCATACTGATGCCCGGTACATACGAATCTGATGAATCCTTGGCGTGGCCTGTAGGGGTAACTGATGTACTAATCACGGGTATTACTCCAGACTACGAGTCTACCGTGATTAAGGCTACGGCTGGTGATGAGGTAGTTGAGATTGTACCTAATGCTACGATTGGTGCGGCTAACTATTTAGCCTTCTTTGCCAACCTGACTATTGAGAGTGGGGAGTCTGGCACCAATGGAGTGCAGGTTACCGACACCAATATGACGGCTGACAAGAAGCTGATCGTCACCTTTAGGGACTGTGGCTTCTCGATGGATGAGGATACGGATAAGGCTCTCGTCACTACCCATACCGTAGCCTGCAAGGTTAAGATTTATATGCACGGCAGAGGTTTTGGAGGTAACAACATCGAGGGTCTGGTTTACATCGACTGTTTCAACGCCGGCGACAGGTTCAAGGCTAACGGTATGAACTTCGAGGGCGGGGTTCAGTTTAGCACCGATGACGTGGCCTGTGAGAACGAGTTCTTCGCCTGCGTGATGAAGCACAACGGTGGCACCGGCGGGCATGATAACCAGTATCTCCGTGCAAACTGTTGCATGTATAGAGATGGCATGACTCAGGAACCAGCTACTCTGGCTGAATTTGCGGATAATGCTTCAGAGCTGTTCCTAAGCCTAGCATCATAGCCCTGTAAGTAAAAAGGCTTTGGGGGTGTGCCTTCAAACACCCTCACTTTTATTTGGAGGAATAATGGCGATTTCATTCGAGATGGATGTACCTTGTCGGCTTGTTACTATAAGAGGTTGGGATAATAACGAGACAAAGGCTAAGGATTTAGAAGTTGTGGCTTATCTTCACCCGAAAGGAGTGAAAATTTTAGGGCAATCACAACCCAATAGTGATGGTGGTTTTTATACTATATCTTTAACAAACAAGGCAGTTAAAGCACTTATAGCTTGTATGGAGAAGGAATAATGGGATTAACTTTAATCTTTAAGGATAAACCACGCAGGGCTGGAGGCACTGGCGCTAAGGGTGTCATTGTCCCCTCAGGGAACGGAGACCCTGACCTCTTTATCCCGAGCTTCGGGGTACTGGAGCAGGAGGAGATTGATTACATAGTGGAGGTAGAGAAAGAGAAGAAGTATGAGAGGTTGACACAGCCCCGCAGGATCAGTATCGGGGTTGAGAAGAACTCGTATGAGGTTGACATAAAGAATGAGTGAGATTCTGGTAACGGATAAAATACTACGCACTCTGGATATTAAGCCGGAGGAATATATACGCAGGATTGCGGGTAATGCGAAGATAAATTCTATAAGTAGGGATTGGGTTATCAGGGGTTATTTGATTCGGTACGGGGAGGTCTGATATGGCACAGGACGCAATGCAGGTAAAGTTTGCGGAGACCACAGTAGCGAGGGTGAACACCACAGTCTCGGGGTTTATAGATGACTTCTGGGCATCTATCGATGTTAATTACACGCCGTCAGAGATTGAGCTATTCGCAAACCTCAAGCTTACAGTGGAGAACGCTGGCGGGACTGAGAAGGTGTTTTCATCCTCTTTCAGGTGGATCGAGGATGCTGCTACACAGAACACCAGGTTGAAAAACGTCTTTGTCGCCTTTACGGCAGGGCTTACGGCTATGGAAACCGCATCATCGTATACAACAGTAACAGAACTAAGCGGCTCTATAAACATCAAGGTGACATATACATAGTGAGGGTAAGGTAAATGAGTGAATATTTAGCCTTTTATCGTGATTCTATAAGGACTTCTCTCAGGGATGATGACCCTGCCGATTATGAGTGGACAGATAGTGAGCTTGATACCTATATTCTCCACGCTTTAAGGGATGTGTCCCTGGTATGCCCTGCTGAGAAGATGACGACTCTGGCAACGGTCGCAGACAGTAAGAATATTGACATAAGCGATGTTGATGACCTGCTGGAAGCGGAGTATATCGAGTATGAGGTTGACCAGGACCCGGTGGAGTATAGGAACTGCAAAGTATGGGGAACCACACTGAGGATGGATATAGGGACTGCGCCCACAGAAAGCGATGAGGATGTATATCTTTATTACCGGGCAGTGCATGAGCTAACCACCACAAGCACCACGATACCCATAGAGCTTGAGCAGTTGGTTATAGACGGCGCTATCGCCTATACCGCCCTGTCATGGGTGAACGAGGGCAGGAAGAAGGTGGTAGAGGCTATTGAGAAGTTCACCGATATGGAGACGGCTATAGACAGTATTGATGCCCGTATAACACAGGCTACCACAGATCTATCTACTGGCAGGGCATTGATAGGGGCTAAAGATGATGAGATAGCAGCCGCTATTGAAAGTATGAGCGAGCATATAACTCAGGCTGCTGAGAATTTAACATTCGGCAGGGGGGAGATAGGGGTAAGGCAGGTTGAGGCTGATGCTGCGATAGCCAATGTCGCAGCCAGGGTAGCACAATCAATAGATGACCTTAGCTCAAGCCGTGAAAATATAGGGGTCAAGATGACGGAGGTGGATACCTCTATTGACAATATGCTCCAGCATATTAGCCAGGCTGCAAACGATTTAGATGACGGTAGACCTTTTATAAACAAGGTTAATGTAGGCGGTAACGTGGCTATGGAGTACGCTGGTATGGCACGAACCGAGCTCTCTAATGCTATGACCTCCCTCAGTCAAGCGAAGGGTTACCTTGCGGAAGACCAGCCTGTTGCCGGATATCAAGGGACAGCTTCAGGAGAACTCTCTAATGCGATGGTGTACTTAAACCAGGCAAGGGCGTATCTGTCCGAAGACCAGATTTCAGGGGAGTATACACAGGCTGCTGCTGCGGAACTTAATGCCGCGAACACCTGTCTTAACCAGGCTAGGGGTTACCTGCTCTCAGACCAAAAGGTGAACCAGTATGCGGGATACGCATCCGCAGAGTTAAACATTGTGAAAGCACGCCTATCTGAAGCATCGGGCTTTATGGGTCTCATAAACGGCAAGATGACCGCAGGCTCCCTAAACGCACAGTTCGAGCAGTGGGCAAACAATAAGCTGGCATACTTTATGACACAACTCAGGAAGCACCCGAGGAAGATGCGGGTTAAACTTATGTACCCGGACTAACATCCGATTGAATATAAGAATAAATATCTGGAGGATTAAATGGCTAAAGAACACGCAAACTGGCACATGAATTCAAAGCTCCTTAAGTATGAAGAGGACATCACTCCTTATAAGAAGAACGGCACTGAAGCAGAGTTTCATACTACCTATATGCCCTATGAGGTGGTAGAGCAGACAGGGAACTGCCTACTTAACGCAGGGATAAACGAGATGTGGGATCTGATTACCGGGGCGGTCTCAGGCAATGACCACATCTATGACAACACATATGCAATACTTGGTGTTGGTAGTGGAACTACCGAGGCCGCCGCAACTGACACTACCTTGGAGGGTGGCAGTACGGACTGGCAAGGGATGGAAGATGGTTACCCAACTTCTACCGCACAGAAGGCTACTTTTAAAGGCAGTTGGGGAGCGGCTGAAGGAAACTTTGCCTGGAACGAGTGGGCTGTAAGCCAGGACACAAGTGATATCCTGCTGAACCATAAAGTGGAATCTCTTGGAACGAAGTCCGCAGGGACTTGGACTTTGGAAGTAACAATTACCTTATCATAATATATATAATATAATAACTGTAGTATCTTATCAATAGATACTACAGTTATTTATATATATTATATATATATAAATATATTATATATACTAATAAAGGGAAACCCCTCAAAAGGTTTCCCTTTATATATAGGGGGATAAATGGCGACAACCTTTCTAACGCCCAAAAACAATGCAGAGACCACTCTGAATGGACTTCTTGAGGATTATATGACTAGCTTCGAGGTTGCTAGTGATGACACGTTCCCTGGTAATTCCGATTGCCCTTTTCATATTACTATCAACAATGAGATTTTAAAGGTTACAGGAGTACCCAGTGCTGATACCTTCACTGTAACTAGGGGAGCGGAGGGTACTGAAGCGGCTGAACATAAAAATGGCACCCCTGTTTACCTGAGCCCTACCGCCGAAGCAATGACCGAGATACATGATGCTATTAACACTCTTGAGAATGCTGGTAGCGGTGGGATGGAAAATATAGTTGAAGACACTACCCCTCAGCTCGGTGGTGACCTTGAT